CGGTCAGCGTATTGCCCGCCCCGGCCGGAGCCGTGCCGACCATGGCGGTAATCGCGCCGTCGGCGGTGTAAATCGGGCTGGTGCCGCCGTCGATACGTTTGGTTTCCGTACCGTGGTGGAAAGCTGCGGACATAATAATCTCCTAGGGTTTGGGTTTGATATCGGGGTTGAGCGGCTGGCCTTTCTGCCGCAGGTACAGGCTGCTGACTTTAGGTCGGGTATCCGCCGGGCGGCGTTCGACCTGCTGGGTTTCGGTTTGGGCAATCAGCTGGTACTGCCATGCCCCGCCTTCTTCGGACAAAAACTGCTCGCTGATCAGGTGGCACGGTTCGCAGTCGGGCGGGCGGTAGCCGGTGATGGCCAGCCGCAATGCGTCGAGCAGATCCAAGGCTGCACCGTCATGGTTCAGGCCGCGCCCGAACACGGTCAGCGCCAGTGTGACGTCGCGCTGCTGGCCGATTAGGCCGAGGCCGTCCGGGCGGGCAAACTTGCTGCCTTGATAACCGACCAGCACCGCGCCCAGCGGTGCCATAAAGCGGTAGCCGGCCGGGTCGTCCGGAAACAGCTCCACCGTGTAGGCGGGCAGCTCGGCGGCCAAGTAATCGCGCACGGCAATCAGAATCGGGCGGGTGGCAGACATCAGTAGCCTCCCCAGTTTTGCTTGGCATTGCCGCGCACCCGGTAGGCACCGCGCTCGGCCTGCGGCCGCTCGGTATCGCTGGCCAGCTCGTCGGCACGCACGCCCAAATGCAGCTTGCCGTCGCGTACCTGCACCAAGATCTTGAGCGCGTTGTCGTAGGCTGCCTGCAAAGGTTTGGGGAACTCGGCAGTGTTGATGCGGCGGGTATGCAGCCAGTAGCGCGCGATGTCGCTGCACACCGGCCGCAGGATGCTGGGTACCGGCTCCAGCGGCAGGGTGTAACGACCCATCAGGTAGCCGTCGGCAATTTCGCAAGCATAAGCGATGGCTCTATCCACCACCGCCCAGTCCGGCTCGGTGCTGCCGCCGATATCGTTGGTCAGTTGGGTCAGCTCGGCCAGGCTGACGGCAGCCTTGATGTCTTCGCGCGTGATGTACATGGCCTAGTCCTTTTTGCCTCTGCCGCGTGCTTTGGACTGTTCTTCAGGCTGCTCGGCAGATTCTGCCGGCTGTTCGGTTTCAGCTTGTGCCGGCTGCTCTGTCTCGGCAGGCGCGGTTTCGGCTTCAGCCGGTTGTTCGGGCTGGGTCGGTTCGGCAGGCGGCTGTTCCGGCACCGGGGTTGTGCCGTCCGACTGGTAGCCGGATGCGGCCAAGTCTGCGTCCGAGATGCTGCCTGCGGTCACATGTGCGGCCACTAGCTCGTACTGCTCGGGTGTCAGGTCTACGGCTTCGCCGGACTCAACGCGGAATTCCTTGCCCTCAGCATCAGCCAGAATCAGCGGAGTGTTGGCGATATAGGTTTTAATCATGGCTAGCTCCTCAATAAAACTTGAATCAGCTCGCCGGCGGCAGTTGCGGCACTGCGGGCAATGCCGACGGCCTTGGCACTGCCTGCGGTCTTGACGGCGCAGCCTTGGGCATCGGGGGATACCTCGTCGCCCACGGCCAGCGCGCCGCCGGCTTCCACCACCACTGTGCCGATAGTGTCAACGGCCAAGATTTCGTTGTTGTCGGCATCGTAAGGGGTAGCGCCCAGCACCTTGTCGGTAGCCGTAGCCTGTTTGCCGGCGAAGCTCACAAAACGGTTGGCCACGATTTTGCCGGTGGTTTTAACGGTGGTAACCAAGACCACCTGTTTGGTCGGTTTAGACATTGTTTTGCTCCTGTTTCTGTGTAAACACGTTTTCTTTCACTCGATAGGCTTCCAGTTCCCACAGCTTGCGGACGGCATCCTGATAAGCCGCCTCACACCCCACTTCTTGATCAAACATGTCCGGGTTGATACAAGCTGACTGGCCAATTACCACAAAGCCCGATTTCAGGGTCAGCGAGCAAACTGTAGCTGTCGTTTCGCCAATACGGTGGTAATCGGCTTTGTGGATTTTGTCGGTCAAGTCTTCCAAGGTAACGGACAAATTCATACTGTTCTCCTTCAGGCTACCTGAAAATCTCAGGCAGCCTGTTTCTAGGTTTAAGCGATGGCTTTCTCGAAGAGATAGCCGCAGGCACCGCCGATGGCGGCAGCTTTACGGATGTCGGTGTAGCGCACGTACTCCACCTTGCCGCCCACGCCTTCGTAGCGGTCTACCACCGGCATGCCGCGGCGGCGGAAGGTATAGCCGAAGGCGGGCATACCTTCGTCGTTGCCGGCTTCGACTGGTTTCGGGCGTACGATCAGGCTGGCGAAATTGCCCCACACATCCTTGGTGGCTTTCTTGCCGTCGGGTATGGAGACGGCCTCGCCAACGATGATTTCTTCCACATCCAAGAGACGGGTCAGCTGCTCGAGCGTAAGAATCCCGCGGTCGCTGTTGGCCGACAATTGGTCACGCAAGCCTTTATGCAGTACCAGCTTGCTGTACACCGATGCCCCCAATACCAGCACGTTCGGACGTACACCGCAGGCGGCACGTACTACTTCTTTGGCCTCAGCAATATCGGCCTGCACATCGGAGGTGTTGTCGCTCCACTGTTTGGTGGCCGACAGATCTTTACTGTGGCCGCTCTCGTAGGTGGGCTTGGCCTGAATCAGCGCGGCAATTTCCAACTCCTGCCGCAGCTGGATACCGGCGGTCACGCGGCGGGTGGCTTTGGCCTTCTCATCAAACACCGATTCGTGCTGTGCGCGGTAATCCACGCCGGCGGCCAGATCGTGCTCTTCCAGCACCACCGACATTTTGCCCGGGAAGTCCAGCGTAATCACATTGCTGGCGGCACCCACGGCACGCTCGGTTTCATACTCGATCAGCGAGCCTTTACCGAACTTCGGCACTTTGATGCCTTCCTTCTCGGTCAGTACCACCGGCATGATGCGTTCGCCGATGAAACCGCCCTGTCTGTAGCCCAGCGCCAGCTTGGTCAATACTTCGTCCACTTGGCGCAGGTTGCCTAAATACGTGTTGCTCATGGTTTTATTTCCTTTCCTCTAACGGTTAATCAAACATCGGCCGTGCGGCGCGCGGCTTCTTCGTAGGTGATGCCCTCGGCTTTCTGTAAAGCCAAAGCCCGCTCGTGGTGGCTCATGCCCTCGGCGAAGTTCAGACTGCCTTTGGCCATCTGCCCGGTCGGCAGTTGTTGCGGCAGTACCGCCGCCAAAAACTCGCGCAGAGCAGTGCCCAGTGGCTTCGCCGCCTCGCCCTCGCCGAAGTCGGCAGTGGTGTGCTCGGGGTGCTCGGCAAAATCCAGCACCTGCACCACCAAGGCTTTGTCGGCAGGTTTCAGACGGCCTTCTTTTACTAAGCCCTCGGCAAAGTCGGCGTTTTGCTGGTGCGACGCGTCGCGCAAATCTTTTGCCTGTTCGTCTTGCAATTTTTTCAATTCGGCCTTGGCCTGGGCGGCATCGGCCTCCGCCTTCTCACGTGCGGCCTTTTCGGCAGCCAGTGCGGCGGCTTGGTCTTGTTCAGACATGGGAGACTCCTTATGGTCGGTTGGGTTGGGGGTGGAAGGGGGATCGGCAAACAACACCGGGTCGGGAGGCAGGTCGGGCCGGGCGGCCATTTCCTTGATGCCTTCGATTTCCCAGTCCGGCACCACCTTGTTGGCGGCGTCTTGGCCAAACTGGGCAATCAGCCATTCGCGCATATTGCGCCACAGCCGGGCGGCGATACCGTGCGCCGCTTCGGAAAACTCAATCACGCCTTCCTCGGCTTCGCCGAACTCGATCGCCCGCAGCCCCTTGACCGCCGGGGCGTGTGCGCCGAGGAAGCCGACGTGGCGCAGGTAGTAGCTGTCCGGCACCGGGTTGTTCGGATGGCCGGGCGGCCAAAAGGAGGCGGATACCTTCTTGTAGCGGCCGGCGCGGACGGCAGCGGCAAAGCCATCATCCATCTGGGCAAACTCGGCAGTCAGGCTGCCGCCGTCGGCCGCCAGCTTCGGCACCCAGCCGTAGGCCGGGGCGTTCATGGCCGGATGGCCGATGACAATCGGTGCTTCGTGCAGCTTCGGGTCGTATACCTCGGCAGCACGCTGCACATCGGCATCCGTGATGTTCCATTGACTGCCGTCGGCACTGGTGCGTTTGCCGCTGCGAAAAATCTCAAACATAAAAAATCCCCATCACTCGTGTTAAGCGAATGATGGGGCATGGGCTGCCTGAAAGTCCTTTAAACGGGTTTAAAAAAATACCTCCGAAGCCGGCATCGCCAAATTTGCGTTTTAAGCGCGTTCGGGCGGCGGGATAAGCAAACGTACCAAACCGTAAAAAGACATCGGTCAGGAACGTTCCTGACCGACCTTGTGCGCGTTTTAATCTGTTTTACTCCCTTTGCCTTTCCCTTCATCGAACAAATCCTGCTGTGCGGCGTCGATTTTAGCCTGTCGTACCCGTTCGATGATGCGGTAAATCCACTGCTCCGAAAACCCGTACTCACGTGCCAGCTCTTTTTGATTGGTACCGTCGAACTTGTCAAAGATTTCTACGTCGCGCTCGTCGATGTCCCACAGCACCCCGTGCGGGATATACAGGTTCTGTCCGCCCCATTCCCGTGCCATACGTTTGGCCACATGGTTACCGATGGTTTTGGCCTGTTTTTTGTCCGCCACCCCGGCAGAATGCACTTCCTCTCCGACCTTGGCCGCCAAATCGGACAGCAGCTCGGCCACCCTTGCCTGCGTCATGTTCCCGCTCCTTCCCGCGTTACCCGCTGTTTCCATTTTTTCAAATGCTCAATCACCCGTGAGGCATCGTCCATACTCAGCCAGCCCTGATAGTCCACGCCGGTCATGCGCGATACGAAACGTGCCAGGCTCAACTCGCTCGGGCTGCGCACCGCGCCCAGGCGGTGCAGCTCCAGCCACAGGGCGCGTATTTTTTTGATTTGCGCGTCCACCCCGGCGGCGGCCTCGCGCACCGGAATGTCCGGCTTGCCACTCTCGGCCTGCGCCTTGGTGGTGACCACAAACCCCATCGCCTTCATGCCGCGCAGTGCCAGTTCCAGCTCCTCCAACGACAGTTTGGTGCTGCTGGTCTTGCCGCCCGACACGTTGGCCAACAGCCTGCGGTAGGCGGCATCGTCCAGCATCAGCTGGTTTTTGGCCACGTGTAATAGCTTAATCAAGCGGGCTTTCTTGTGGGCTTTGGGTTCACGCATTTGGACTCTCCTAATGTTCCACTGATGCCGCCGCATCGCAGCGGCATGGGTTGAACATCACTTATTGTTTGAGGGCATCGCGCAGCGGCTTGCCGGCTTTAAACTTAGCCTGTCTGGCCGCCGGAATCGTGATAGTCTCGCCGGTAGCAGGATTTCGGCCTTGGCGTTCGGCTCGTTCGACTACGGTAAAGGTGCCGAAGCCCACTAATAGCACGTCTTCGCCGCGTTTAAGACTGTCGGCCACGATGCTTTCAAAGGCGGCCAAGGCTTTGGTGGTATCGCTCTTACTGAGCCCAGCCTCAGCTGCCATCGCGTTGATCAAATCGGTTTTATTCATGGCTACACTCCTCTGTCCAATTTTGCATAGATGTATTCGGCCTCTGCCTCGCTATAGCCCAATTCGGCCGCACGATCCACGAACAGCTGCCAGTTTTCGCCGATAAAATCGGCCAGCAACACTTTTTCATCTTCGTCTAACATAGTAGGTAACTCCTGTTTAAATTGCGGCAGGCCGTGCCGCCCGGTACTACTTATTGGGTGGTATATTCCCGAAACTCTTTGCCGGTTATCGACTTAACTTCACGCTTAATCAACTCCAAGGCAATCAGGCCGATATCCTGTGCAATGGTGCCGCCGTCTTCGCCCGGGTCTGGCAAGCGCTCGTCCGACTCCAGCTTGAGCAGGATACCTTGCGGAGCATCGGCGATCATGATGGTTACGGTGGCCATATCGTTACTCCTGCCAACCGCCCATCAACTCAACCAGTTCGCCGATTAAGACACTCAGGTTGGCGGACACAATGAGCTGCGAAGCAGCGGCCAAGTCGGCGGCATTGTCGCCGTGGTTTTCCGCCGCTTCCTGCAGCACGTCCAAATACTGGATACGTTTGAGCGTGAACTCGCTGGTTAGCACAAAGGCAACCCGATCGTCCCAAACCAAGCCCAGCTCGCTCACAGTCTTGCCGCAGCGCACATGGCCGGCCACTTCCTCGGCTGTCAGGTCTTGCCGTTTGATGCGTATCTCCGGCGGCACATCACCCGCGCCTCGCAATGAGGCAATGTCGTCCAGCTCAAAGCGTCCGGCGGCATGGCCGCGCAGTAGCCATTCAGTCATCAGTGCCGATGGCGTTTGGCGGGTATGTACTAGCTGGGCTTTCAAGCCGCCCAAGGCTTCGCGCAGTTTAGCGAGCAGGTTTTCCGCTTTGGAGGCTGCCGCGCTGTCTACCAGCAGCAGGCCGTCGGCGAAGAGCGCACGGGTATGGGTGGCGCGGACAAAGGCTCGTGGCAGCAACTCATCGGTTACCTGCTCCTTCAATTCCTGCCGTTCTTTGCGACCGACCGAACGGCATTCCTGCTGCTCAATACGTGCCACCCGTTCGCCTACCACCCGTTGGATAACGCTGCCCGGCAGCACCTTCTCTTCCCGCTTCAACACAATCCCCATTGTCTTTTCAGCCTGAAAGACCAGCTCGGGGGTAAAGCTCTGCGGTGCGGTAAAACCTTCGGCAAACCAATCTAACCCACCGCACGGGGCAAAAGAGGCACCGGCCAATGCGTCGGCCAGCACGGCGGCATTCGGAATTTCAGACGGCCTGAATATGGTGCATTGACTAAACCACATAATTACACCTTTGCAAAATCCAAATTAATCAGCTCATACTCGCCCGTATCGTCTTTACGCTCGTAAAAGCGGATATACTCGCGGCTGGTTTGGACGTGCAGGCTGTCGGAAAGTGCCTGCATGGCGCGCTGCCATTTCTCGTCTTCGATTTTGAGGGTACGCAGCTCCAATACGCGTTTGACATTGATTTTGCCTTCGGCGTTGACGTTAAAAGCCTTCTGTACAATCGCCTTCAGATTCACGTTTGCATCTTTGGTGTAGTCGTCGAGGCATTCGTCAATCAGAGCTTTGGCGGCTTGGATGCGCTCGTCGAACTGCTGCACGTCCTGATTGGCAATCAGGATGCGGTATTTGCCGTCAAAGCTGTGCAGGGTGGTATTGCCTTTGACACTGCGCTTTACGCCGTATTGCTCCACACTCATGTCGATAAAGGCATTGGCTTCCGCCATCGCTTCGCGTTTGAGCGTCGCCAGTTCCGCCTTCACAGGCAGCACCTTGGCAATCAGCCCGCGCACCAAGTCGTCGCGGAAGAGGTCGATTTCCTTGATGGTGGCTACCGGAACCAGCGCACCGCGCACGTCCTTGCGGTATTGGCTCATATCTAAATCGTTCATGGTTTTTCCTTTTTCCGTTCGTTGTAAATCTTTAAACATTCATCTACAGATCGATGCCTCGGTCCGTATATCCAGCCCCTGTCCATACAGGGTGCTTTTTTCAGACGGCCTGTCAGCTTTTTCAATTCCGCCGATTGTGCTTTGCCGTATTCCGTCGGACGGTGCTTCTTTTCCAGCCTCGGCACCATCCTGACATCCTCAGGCGGCAGGTGCCGTATCAGGTCGGACGGGTTCGGCCATTCGGACGAGGTGGCGGCGATGGTTAAAAATGCCGCCTTTATCCTTGCCGTATCGCGCTCGGGCTGCCAGATGCGGCTGCCCAGTATCCCGTGCCAGAGTTTGGCGACCGCCGTCAAATCCGCCGAAGCGGGACGACCCTTGAGATTCAGAGCGGCGAGCATCATAAAGCCCTGCGCGATTTCCCGTTTCAGCCAGTTATCCTTGTCCTCCATTTGCCCACTCCATCAAATCGCCCGCGCCGCTCCTCAATTTGGTACTTACTCCCTCTCCCTTGGGAGAGGGTTGGGGATAGGGCAAAACCGCCGTTCCCGCCGTCTTTTCAGGCGACCAAAACGTAATGTTTTCCAACAAAAAACCGTGGCCGGTCAGCGGTGGCGTCAACTTGCCTGTATCCCGTGCTTCGAGGCATCGGGCTGTTGCCCAAATCCAAGCCTCGCGCGGGGCGGGGTAGGCTTTCCGGTTTCGGACGATTTCGCCCGCCCGTATCATCGGTGCAAGTTCCCCGAGCAGCTTTGAAACGCGGTTAAAACTCAAATCCTTTTCGGCCGGGCGGAACAGCGTCAGATACCGCAATACCGCCTTAAAAAGGTCGTCTGAAATGCCGGTCAGGGCAATCAGGGCTTCGCGGGCATCATCATGGGCGATTAAGACATCCAAGCTCATCACCGCGCCGCAGGTGGGGCAGCGTACTTTCATCTCGCCGCCTCCAAATCCTCATTAGTCGGCTCATACGGCAGATCGGGGTAAATTCCGCGTGCAATCGGCATGGCTTCTGCCGCGTCCTGTTCGGTTACCGGTTCGGCCGCTATGTCGGATACCGGTACGGCAGGGGCTTTGTCGGATACGCAGCTGGCGGCGGCGAAGTAGAAGATGATGACCGCAGCCGCAACCAATAGCCGCCATAAGAAAATTTTTACCGCTTCCATTTCATCCCTCCTTGCCGTCGTCTGCTTCATCAATGCCGGCGGCCACCGCCAGCGCAACAATGTCATGCCATTCCAGCGTGAAACGTTTGCCAGTGGTTTTGCTGATTACGATGGGCTCGAAGCCGACCGTACTTTGCATGACATACTCCCTGCCGCCCAGCTCACCGCTGCCTACTTCTACCCGCAGCATTACTGCCTCAGGCTCGATAAACCTGCCGTATTGTTTCTCCATCTCACACCCCCCTTACCATATCGCCGTCCACCGGCATCTGCAGCTCGGCCGCTTGATTCATGGCTGCCGATACCAAGTTGTTCACCGCCAGCGGGTAGAGCAGGCTGTGCTCTTCCACCCCGCGCCCGCTGCGGCCGTGTACCGTCAGCCGTTCGGCCACCGCGTCAATCGCGCTCTCGTCCATAATTTTGGTGATGTCGCCGCCGGCACGTTCGATTTTGTGTTTCAGGTAGCCTGCCAGCCGCCCGTCGGTCAGCGGCAAGAGCGTCACCACCTCGCAGCGCTGCACCACTTCGCGCACCGCCGGGTTGTTTTCGCTGAGTTTTTGGGCTAATTCGGTCTGGCCGATCAGTACGATGCCGAGCAGGCGGTCAAAACCGTTTTTCAACTCAAAAAAGCGTTTCAGGTGCTTCAGGGTGGGAATCGGCAGGCCGTGTGCCTCTTCGATGATCAGCACATGTTTGTTACCCGCCTTCGCGCTCTCCTGCAGGGCGCGGTGGATTTGGCGGAAACGTGCTTCCGAATCGCGGTAGGGTCGGGTGCCGGGTGATACGGCTTCCAAGATGGCGGCGGCAATGTGCGCGGCTTTCAGGGTTTTGCCCTTCACATCGTTGTCTTCCATCGCCAGCACATACGGTTCGATGGTGATGACCTGCCTGCCTTCGCGGTTGATGCGGTCTTGCAGGTCTTCGCGCAGGGTGGACTTGCCCGCGCCGCTCTCTCCGACTACCGCCACAAAGCCGCCGTGGCAGGCCGTCTGAAACATTGCCTCGCGCACATAGCGCACATCAGGGGTCATATACACGTCCTCCGCCGATCTAATCTCATCGTTGAACGGGTCGCGTACCAGGCCGAAATAACGGCGGGTGGCTTGGGTCAAAGTGGCTTTTCGTAGTAACATAGCGTCGTCCTCGCTTTCATTAGGGTGGGCAGGTGCGGTTTCCGGTTCGTTTTCCAGACATTGCGGAATGTCCGCACCATTCGTTTCAAAATACTGCTTCAAACTCTCGCGCAGCTCGGCT